AATGCACAGCTTGTCCTGTTACCAATGGAATAGCATATAAATTCACATTGCCGGCAGCCACATCCATATTATATCGTGTTACTGGACTACCGTTAAATGTAGTGCTATGTCCGGTCCACTTGACGCCTGCGCCGTCATTGCTTATAGCTGCATTGATTACAATGTTCTGACTATTAGCACCTGTGTCGTTTGAATTAATTTGAAATGCAGCTTGTGTAAATGACACCACAGGTGTTGTGAAAATTATCTGAGAAGTATTTCCGTCTGTAATAGATTCTAATGTGTTAAAGTTAGAGGCCCACATTGAAGCAAAGTTATTATTAACCTTTTGAAAAGCCGTTCTTAACGGATCACCTTCACCGTCGTTAGGTTGTGCGCCAATATTAATAACTTCTAGTGTTGCCATATTATTATTCCATTTTTATAGTGTATTTATCACTATTTAGGTATTAGTCAGAATTGACTTCTTCAAAAATCTTTTTTTGTTTAGCATACCACTCTAGTATTGCTTCTAATTGGGCCGCACATTCGTGTCTTGTGCCGTAGTTTTTTGCTACAACTTCCATTAAATTGCTTAATGTTGTAGTTTTACCCTCAATTGTTTGTAAGGGTTTGCAGGTTTGTGTCAGTTGTTCCGGCAATTCAGGGAACTTCTGCTGCACAGGAACTACTGTACTACAGGCTGATAAAAAGATTACCGATAATAGTAGTAGTTTTTTCATTTCTTAGGGGCCAATATCATGGGCGGATTAGCCAATTGATTGTGCAACTCAGTAGATACTTCTATCTGTTTCTTCAACAAAGTAGGGTCATTCTTTGCTGCTGCGTTGTGAGTAGTGATAACTATCTCTGGGATTTCGCAGATATTGTTATATTTGACAATTTCTCTGTCAATAAATTGCACTATGTCATCACCCTTTTCTTTGATTACTTGTTTCTTGGTAAGTATCTTAGTAACAACTTCTGTGGTTACTTTCTGTGATTCAGTCTCTGCTTTGGCAACTTTAGCTTCCATTTCTTTGACCTTAAGCTGCCAAACTGCTTGGTCGGCTAGTCCGCCCTCTAAGTATAAGCCAAAACTTAATACTAAAATACTGATAATCTGTATAGGAAGTTTATACGGGGCGATGAAGGGGACGAACCCAAGGACAAATCCGGCGATAGTCCCCAATACTCCGACAACAAAGATAATATGAGTTACAAAATCAGGAAAAAATGATAATATCCACATTCACTTATTTATGATTGGGGATACAATTCCTTAGGTAATATTTTAGTTGCAACCATGTCAGTTCCACAAAAGCAATCTCGGCTCTCACATTTGACAAAATCATTGGTAAAATTCAAATTAGGATCTGATAACTCAGTCGATGCTCCCTGCTCACATACACCTCTGTACACCGTTGTATAGTCTATACGCATTGTGGTTTGACCTATATCGCAATCCCAACCCTTAAATACATTTTCTTTAGTTTTCATCAAGTCTTGAGGATCTACTATTTTACTAGAATCGTCATTGTAAGTAATCTTAAGGGTCTGTATTAACCTTAATTCAGGTGGCAAAGTTGTTTTAAATTTAAAAGGCAATTTTCGTTTATTACCAATCTTTAAGGTAGCATCCTTAATCTTTTCATATTGTTCAGGAGTGTACATGCTGTATATGTCGTAACTTCCGATCATCATTGCTTTTATAATTATAAAACAATCTGTATTTTCTAGTATATAATCATATGCTTCAAATGCAGTATCTATGGAAGATATTTCATGTGTTATTAAACATATAGTTTCAAATGGATCGTCACTAAACACATTTAATACTTCTACAACGTGTTGATAGTTATTAGTTTGATGACTATGATATGTAATTAATAGCTGATCCAATACCTTAGCTTCTTGTAATTCTTTCCACCAGCGTAATGTCCTGCTACCATTGGAAACCATAGATAACATTATACCCTTAGATTTAATGTATATCATTAACTCTAATAATTCGGGGAACAACGTAGGTTCACCTCCGGTTAGTTGTATCCATAATGGTTTGTCGTTACTGATTAAAAATAATTTGTCTATATAAGACTTGTATTCATCTAATGACAACCAACGTTGACTTCCATCTTTATGTCTATTGCCGCAGAATCCGCAATTGTAATTACAAACATTATGAATTTTCCATTCAATAAAATTGTATCCGGGTACTGTGGCTTTTTCTACTCTGATTGGAAATATTTTTTGCATAACTTTATTTATTAAAATAATCTTCTACTTTTTCTGCGATAAGTTCTACTTCTATATCCGTCAACTCAGGATACAATGGTAGACTTAATACCCCTCTACTAAGCATTACACTAGTGCTTAATAAATCTGGTTTAACTAGTGTCTTACTCATTGGTAAGTCACCTAATGTATATTCGTAATGAACCTTTGATTCGATGCCATCTGTTAATAAATGTGTATGTAATGAGTTTCTGTCCGGCAAATACATTACAAATTTCTGATGTGCATGAGGTCCTAATGTGTCAGTCAAACAACGCAATGGCAAATCTTTAAAACACTCAATCCAATAATTAGCAATCTCATGCCTACGTTCTTGCCATTCATCAATGTATTTTGTTCTTACAAGTAATTGGGCACAATCTTGTTCACTCATTTTAGTGTTGGTGCCGGGATAAGAGAAGTCAGTTGATTTACCATTATCTTTGTAGTTCATAGAAAATCTATATAGTGCTTCATTGTTGGTTACGATAGCACCGCCATTTCCTGAACTTGGTAAATTCTTTGTAGGATCAAAACTAATTGCCATTCCACTACCAATGTCTCCGTCAGCACATAACCAATGTTGTGCTCCGTCTACAATGCAGGAATAAGTATCGGGGTGTATTCTATTAGCCCAAGGTTTTCTACCGTATAACCCCACCAAACAAACATAAATGTCAGGGTTACAATCTATGATACCGTATCTATCTGTGTCAACTATTTCTACATTCCATCCAGCATTCAAAAATGCATTAAGTGTTGCAGGGTATGTTAAGTTGGGTATTTTAATTGTGGGAGTATGTTTATTATTTTCAGTATGTAATAATAATTTCTGTCTAGCAATTATCTCTAATGCTTGACTACCACTATGAACAGTTATAGCATACTTTGCTTTAGTCTTAACTGCTAGCCAACTTTCAAAGGAACGGGTGTATATTCCGCCCACAAGTTGGCCTGTGCTTAATGCACGGTCAGTGGCATCAAGCAATTCTTCTTTGAGATTCTTATACTGCCTTGCTAGACCAAAATGAGAAATTTTCATTTTGAATAAGTTTGTGCGGAATTAATTATTTTTTGACATTCAAAGAAACTTACCTTGTTTCGTGTAGAACTATTATTTAATTTACCAATAAAATTATGAATGGCTTTCAACTGATTATGAGTCATCTTGAACCCATTAGTTTTTATCAAATTTTGTGCTACGATTAATGCAGTTTCCTTTTCTTCGGTTGATGCTAATCTTTTATCTATCATACTTTGCTGCCCAAAATTTACTAGTACTTAACCACTCATAATACTTTTGAAAGCCTTCTTCTACATCTACTTTAGGATCGTATCCAAAGTCTCTACGTGCAGCATCAATATTCAATGCGCCTCTGCTAGGGAAGTCTATATCCTTGTCACGTACTTCAATAGTGCCCTTGCCTGCAAGACTTACTGCTAAGTTAGCTGCACCTAACAAACTACGACTATGGCTCTTTGTGATGTTATATGTCTTGTTATCTGTATTGTCGCTTAATGCGGCTGCAACAATACCATCTGCGGCGTCATCAACGTAAGTAAAATCTAGTGTTTCATTTGCACCATTGACTTTGAGTACTTCACCTCGCATTGCAGCAAGCATAAATTTAGCGATAACACGATCTTCAACATCTAATGGTCCGTAGACTGCACTTGGACGAATGATTGTATAAACCATATTGTCTTTGCGGGCATAATCTTTAACTAGCCATTCACCTGCTAGTTTCATAATGCCATACTGACCTTGAGGTTTGCATACTGCATCTTCTGTTACATCGTCAGTAAAGTCACCGTACACCATACTACTGCTAATGTATATAAACTTGCGTACTTCATACTTTGTGCTAGCTTCTAGTAAGTTAAGCAAGCCTTCACTCATTACACGACTGCCCATCGCAGGGTTATTGTTAACTACCTTTTGTCTAGGAAAGCTAGCCATGTGAATAACAATCTCAGGTTCTTCAATACGAAAGATTCTATCTATATCATCTGCATTTACAATATCTTTGGTGTACAAAAAACTAAGAGTGTTAATAAACTTATCGTTAATAACTTTCTTTTCACGTTCACGCATCAAGTAATCAATCTCATCTTGAGGAATGATGCCATAGTTGGTTTTGTTATCAACTATTGATACTGCATGACCCAAGTCTTGTAGTCTAGTTACTACATTGTGTCCGATAAGGCCCAGACCGCCTGTTACTAATATATTCATGTGTACTTTAAACTCCAGTAAGTATAATCTTTTGGTTTTAGATAGGCATGTATCTTATATAGATGACCATATGATGTTTGATCAAATGTTCTTTTCCACATTGGAGAGGGACTACTGTTTTTCATAATCCACGCACCCATTTCAGTTTGTTGCCATTTCCATATTGGTTCAGCAACATACAAATCAGGATCTTCTACATCACCCATACTAATGGTGTATACTACGCATTCGATTGTTTTTTGTTCAAGTATCATACTGCCATATCTGCTTTAATAGCAGTATAGCAGTTATAATCAATTAACGCAATATCTTCGGGTATAAAATCATCTATGTTTTTTATAGTATGATTGATTTTCAATGTGGGCAATGCTAATGGTTCACGGCTTAATTGTTCTTTAACTTGCTCAACGTGGTTAGTATAGATATGTGTATCACCTGTGCTGATAACTAATTCAGCTACACCTAACCCACATACTTGTGCGATTAAATGAGTGAGTAACGCATAGCTAGCAATGTTAAAAGGTAACCCAAGAAAACAATCCACACTACGCTGGTACATATGGCAAGATAGTTCACGATTCTTGTTGACATAGAATTGGCATAATACATGACATGGTGGCAATGCCATTTGGTCTAACTCTCCCGGATTCCATGCAGAGAGTATATGTCTACGACCGTTAGGGTCTTTCTTAATACCCTCTATTAGATTTTTTAATTGATCTGTTTCTTTAATATGTACTGATCCGCCCCTATTAAAGTAATTACCAAATTCATCTTTAAATGTTTCTTGTGCGTGTGCGATAGGTGTTTGCCAATGTCTCCATTGTACACCGTATACACGACCCAGGTCACCCTGAAACTTTGCTTTAGGTTGCCAGTAACTTGCTAATGCGTTCGGGGTCCAGATAGTTACAACACCATTACGTGTACCATGTGTAAGTTCTGCTAATCTGCGTTCATCTCCGCTGCCTTCAATGAACCAGAGTAGTTCACCTACACACGCTTTCCAAGCAAGTTTTTTAGTAGTGACGGCTGGAAAGCCCCTACGCAAATCAAAGCGCAGATTACGTCCAAACACACTAATAGTCCCAGTGCCAGTTCTATCATCTTTTGTTTCTCCGTTGTTTAGAATATCTTGCAATAATTCTAAGTATTGTTTCATAATTTGTTTAGAAGTTTGTCAGTTTCGGGTTGAACAGTATCGGCAATACTTTGTACATTTAATAAGAATTCCACACTGGTTACTTGGTCATCTAATTCATGTAATTTTCTGCTGATAGCTTCTTCAATTTGATCTGGATCTAACCCTTGACTTAAAAACTTTTCAATGTTAATAGTTTGTTGACGTTTACCTTCTAGCTTAATTATTAATTTCTTAATAAACTCTACGGGTATTTTATTTTTCTCAACATCTTCAAGGATATGTTCCCACTTTTTTAGGAAGTCTGGGCTCATTATGCACTAACGTTTGCTCTTGTTTTTCTTACCTTTGGTGCAGGAGTTTCTATAACCGGCGCAGCAACTGCTTTCTTTGCTTTAGCTTTTTTGGGTGCTAATGCAGGATTCAATCCATGAGCCTCTTGTGTTAATCGTTGTGCTTCTGCTAACAATCCTTTAGCTTCTGCTTCCATCTTTGTTGCTTGTTGCAATCTTTGTTGTGCTAATGCTGCATCACCTAATGCATCACCTGAGCCTACTACCGGCTGTGCTCCGGGTTGTGGGCCGCGCATCTTACGCACAACATCACCTGGGCTTTGCATACCCATGCTCTTGTCCATTTCAGCTAACTTTCTAACTGCATCTTCACCTTGTTTCATCTCATCCAAAATCTTGTTAAGTTCATGCAACTTGATTTTAGTATTAGATTGAGGTGTCATTACAACTTGCTCGGTGTTGACTTTCTTCAATAAACCTTCACCGTGCAAAACTTGTAGAATAGGTCTACCATCTCTCGTATGTGTACGATTTAGCGCATCAGCTAAATTCTCGCTTGCTTGCCCAATATCACTTTCAATACACTTCATCATTGGATCATGCATATTTTGATTCAATAATTCAGTATATGTGACTAGGCACATATGAGGTTCGCCTGGGACTTCACGAAATATGACTGCAACTTTGCGATCTCCGTGTTTACCTATGTGTCGTAAAAAACCTGCCATGTAATTCTCCTTAGTATAAAAGTATTTACTAGTATCTTATCGATACCAAATATTTTTATCAGTAAGTTTTGGTCAATGCATCAAGTGTTTTATAATGCTCATATGCTTGCACAACCGCAGGTGTAGTGTTACGATTCTTAGGTGATACTTCAACCCAAACATCATTGTTTAGATCGGGGTGAATAAATTGACTACCCAAAAGTGCAAAATTTCTTGGCTGATGGATCTTGCCGCTTTTATACAATCTACTAGCAAGTTCTTCTACTTCATTCCATGGCTTGACTGCAAGATCATAATCTTCTGGACGATGTGAAGACCAATTACCATCTTCATAGTATTGTTTTACAATAGCAAGGAAAGCCTCATAGTCCTTAGTTTGTGTCCTAGTAATAAGCAATAGTACATCATCCTCGGACACTTCGTCCAACAAGATACTACGCAAACATCTACCCAAACTTGTTCCAATATACATCATACAATCACCTGTAATCTTTCTACAACTCTATCACTATAAAATTCATGTCCTATTCTACGAATAGCATCTACTATTAATTGTGGACTATCTTCAAATGTTTCTCTAATATCTTGTTCAGATAATTCTGAATCAAAGGCATAGATTTCATAATGCCGTTGACTATTTACTCTAGCCCTCAATATCATCATTTCTAAAGGAACATGTGCTGGCTTAATTGTTCTATCTTGATCCTTAAGAATACGAAAGATATTTTCTTTTTCCCATTGTGCATGTTCTTTATCTAGTTTTGTAACATTGATTAGACATTCTAGTCCAGTCATGTCCCACATAGCAACAAACCTAGTTGTTTTCTTTTTTGATGAGCGCATATACTATTTCTGCCTGTTCTATTGCATCACGTAAACTAGGTTCTGTTTCGGCTAACTTAAGCATTTCTTTCCAAGTAAACCATCGTTGAGTAAATTTCTTCTCTGGATCTTCTTTTATCAGAGTGCGGTCAAGCGATCCACTCTTGCGTGAGTAGATCGTCTTGCCGCCATCAGGGCTTTCGTATACTATATATTCTTCAATTGATTGAGTTATCATGCCTCATCATAGATTGCATATGTACCGAATGGGGGATTCGGGTTCTTGTCACCATGAATGATCCACGTAGTATCGCAGTAGTCAGGGTCTCCCCATGAACCATTAGGATATCCATCAGTAAACACAATCAATCGCTTAGGGTCAATCGCATTTTTCTTCAAGTATTTAAAGATACAATCAAAGTCGGTACCACCACCACCTTGCGGTTCATATTCTTCAATGTTATCCATGTTCTCACTATGAAAGTCTTGCGGGTTGTAAGTGTCAGTATCAAAACAGAATACATGAACCTTATAACCATCAAACGAATCCATCATTCCACCGATCTCACCCAAGAATGCCTGTGCTTGTTTGTTGCTGATAGAACCACTCATATCAAGTGTAACGACAACATCAATTTCTTCTCCGGGAGTCATGCCGGGCATGATAGCATCCATATGCCAACCTCTACGTGAGGGACGCATCCAAGAATAATCAGTACGAATTGCACTAGTCAAATTAGTTTGAATCAATTCACGCCAGGGCATGACAGGATTAGTATGTTGCTTGATTAGACGTTCAACACCTGCGGGCAATGAACCGGGTTCTGCACCGCCTGCTGCATTTAGTATTGCTTGCCGCACTTCTTGGCGAACACGTTCACGTTCCTCGTCAGTCATTTTTGGACGACCTTTGCCTGGCTTATCGTCATCCCCGTCGCCATCTCCGTTACCTTCGCCTTCACCATCCATATGATCGTCAATCATTTGATTGATCAGGTCCTCAATATCAATCTGCTTGACATTTTTCATCAAGTCATCATAGATTTCCTCAGCAGGCTTTCCGTCATACTTCTTTTCATAGAGACAGGGAACAGTCTTAATAAACTCACCTACTTTGTGACGTTTCAAGTCAGCATTAACTGCATAATCATCAGCAATATTCCAGATTTGCGGATCACGATTGCCTCGGCGACCCATGTGATCGTACACCACATGCAACACTTCATGTCCTACTAAGAATTCAACTTCTTTAGGTTTCAATAGCATAATGAAACGGCTATTGTAATAAAACTTCAATCCATCAGTTGCCGCAGTACTACACCATTCATCCGCATTAGTAAGTGTCAGGCGAGTAGCAAGATTACCAAAGAATGAATGACGCAACAACAAACTGATACGTGCTGATACTAAACGTTCACGGGCTAGTGCATCAATTTTAGAATCAGTAGGTCCTACTAGTTTTTCAAAATCTTTACTGCGCTTACGCTTTTTTGTCGGGGTAATAACTTCACTCATATTTGGTCCTTTATCAAAATATATACTATATTATAGCACAAGTTTTATTTTAGTGCAAGTAAAAAGAGCAGAGACCTTCACACAGTCTCTGCCCGTAAAATCAATTACCTGCTTCTACAATGTACTTACCGTACTTTTTGTGAAACTCATCGAAGCGGTGCAACTGACTCGGTTCGATTGGCAACTTGTAAGTCTTAAGTGCAATCTTAGCACCCATAACAACCAATTCAGTTTCAAAGTTTTCCATGATATAGTTGAAGAAATTATCAGCCATTTCGTGGAACTTCTTATTAGACACCTTTTGATTTTCCAATGCATCCTTCAACTCATAGCACATTGAAATAGTCAACGAATACATTGCGGACACTTCCTTGACTGCGAGGTCCTTAACCTTACCTGAAAGAATGTCGCTCGGCTCAGGCATCTTACCTGCAATCTTGCGGTGAGCCATAAACTTAACTGCAAGACCTTCACCGACTGAACCTGATACCAAGTTAAACAATGTATCACTATCAGTATCTGCCTCGTCATCTAGCAAGTCAGAAACAAAGCACCAGCTACGGGGTGTAGCGAATGCTCGGCTTGAAGATTTACTATCAAAATCGTACAAGTCTTGTTTAGCAAACGACAAGTAACCTACAACGTCTTTATGAATGCCTTTGTTAACTGCCCAGTTCTGCCAAGAACTAAAGTCAGGGCGCATTTCCAAGTGCAAGAAACGATTAGCCAGGGGCATCGGCATACGATAAGTAACACCTTTGTCACTATCACGATTACCTGCTGCTACGATAACAACGTTATCAGGCAACACGTACTTACCTACGCGGCGATTAAGAATAAGTTGATAGCCAGCTGCCTGTACTGCGGGTGATGCACTATTCATCTCATCCAAGAAAAGAACAACGATAGGGTATTGTGATGCAAGTTCCTCGTCAGGCAAGTCTACGGGAGACGCCCAATCCATCTTGTTGATATCACGATTGAAGAATGGAATACCACGAATGTCTGTCGGTTCCATTTGAGCCATACGCAAGTCAATCATATGACCGCCAAGTTCACTAGTAACGTCCGCTACAACTTCTGATTTACCGATACCAGGGGGGCCCCAGAGAAACAGGGGACGCTTAGATTTAAATGCTTTCAGCATAGCCTTGCGGGCTTGTACTGATGTTACTGTGAGATTGTCACTAACTACTGATGCCATTTTGTTTCCTTTAAGATATTTACTAACACTAACAAACTAAAAACTCAGTATAACAGAAAATTGATTTATCGTCAAGATATCTGTTATACATTTTGGGTAATAGATTATTCCTCAAACGCACGACGGAGAATCAACTCTTGTTTGCTGTAGGCTTCAATCTCCCAAGGCATTTGTAAGTAAGGGGTTTTCTTACCGTACATCTTGCCCATCCAAGTGTGGCCACTACGCTTTTGTTTAAGCAAACCTTTTGCCAATTGTTTTACGTGGACCATTTCGTGGGCCAATGTCAAACCCAATTGCACTAGGTTACGGTTAGGCTTGATGATGACCAAGTATGCGCCTGTCCATTTAGACAAGTCAATTGTCATTCCCTCAGTCTCGCCTTCAGTTTCGTTTTTAATTCGGATCAGTAATGCCTTGCGACTTTTTTCTAATCCAAGTTGACGCACCATTGAAGGGAGCATTGCCTCAACAAATTTTTTGCTACGGGCGGACCCTTCTACTTCTATTTCCATTATACTAATCCATGTTCTATTAACTGAATAGCTTCT